AAAGGTCCACCTAAGTGATCATGTACTTCTTGATAAGAATCCTTTACAGATAAATTATACCAGAAATTTAATTTGGTTTTCCAGGGATGAAGTTTTGAAAATTCTGCCTTGATTAGAAAATTATTAATATCTTTGGTATAAAAGTCACTAAACAAATTGTTGTCTATCTTAGGAGCGCCAGGAAAGTAACTACTGTATATATTTCTCGAAGGTTCGTTAAATCCAGTTTTTTCAAAATTAGGAACTATATTGGATATCATCCATTGTTTAATTTCAGCATGTCTGGCTGCTTTGAATTTATACATTGGAACTTCAAACAGTGTACTTTTATAAATCATGAATCTTCCCAATTAGAATTAAGGTTAACAGTCGAGGTAGATGTATGTTTAGTATCTCTAATAAAAAACACAATACTTTTTCTTAATTCGTTGCAATCTAAATCGTAACGATTTGGTCTATGATACAAGGTTGCATCATAAGCAATAAGTCTGTTATACATATTTCCAACGCGAAGATTCTCTATAAATGCATTGTGATTAATTTTTAAATCTTCTATATATTGATCAGTTGGCATACCTGAAACATTGAATTCCCGTCTCGATTCAAAATCTCCAACTTTAAAATTTTCTTTTGTTTTTTTAGTAAAAATTGAAGTTCCGGTATCTAACGACTGTTCATCTTTTGACATGTAAACAACACCGGCCAGCTCTGAATCATCACTATGTATCCATCCGTGATTAACTGCTGGATCTGCATATGCTTGGTTAATATGAAATCTAACGTCTATCGATAACTTGTATATTCCTGGAAAAACTTCATCGCATATTTTTTGAGCAAAAAATAATGCAAAGTTTTTTATGATAGGATCAGTTGATTCTAACAAATTATTAGTACGCACCCCGGGAAATGCTACAGATTTGTTGTAAGATTGAGAATCAAACAGGGGCAATACCTTATTGGGATTTTTAAAGAAATCATTTTTACAAACTATTGTGTTTTTATACGGATGCATATTTTAAAAAGCCCAAGTGACAAAACTATTTCTAACACCCTTAGTGACTTTTTCCACACGATGAGGATACAGATAATTTGATGGAAATACTAAAATATCTCCTTTTTTTAATTTCATATCTGTGTCTTTGAACATGATAAATTCACCGCCATTAAATGTATCATTGAGTAATCCAACTACTGACACAGATGGAATACTTTTATTGCCTTTTCCAAATAATTCATGTATATGATCGTGGTGGGCTTCAACTAGCGTATGCATTTTGCATCGATTAAATCTAATTGGAGTACAGGTTGTTACTCCGGTTTCAGAGTCGTATCCATCAAAACTGTTGTTTTTATTAATATATGCGTTATATAGTTTCATAACTTTTTCAACATACGGCATTAATTTTAAACTTAAATGCTCTTCAGCGTCTAAAAATTCAAATTCAGTTGATGGAAAATGTGCGGCAGTGGGACGTTTAAACCCGGGATGGTAGGAATGTTTGCCCCAAGTATGATTGTTTGAAATTTCTTCCACAAGCTCATCGCAAAATTCCGTAGGTACTACGTTTTCTACCAAGATAAAATCAGTTAATTTTTCCATGTTGTCACCATGTCCAACTTACAAAACTGTTTCGAACACCTTTAGTAACTTTTTCTACCCTGTGTGGAAACATAAAAACTGAAGGAAATATCATAATGTCGCCTTTCTTGAGTACAACTTCGTGATTTTCAAAAAATATAAATTTTCCGCCTTCGTAATTGTCGTTTAACAATCCAACAATTGAAAGTATAGGAATACCTTTACGCTCACCATCGAATAAACTGTGTATATGATCGTGATGTGCTCGCATGGCAGTGTGTATGGTATATCTATTAAATCTAACCGGACATGCAATGTGTAGTCCACAACTAGATACAAATGCATCAAAACTGTTGTTTGTTCTAATAATATCTTGGTAATCTTTCAATGCCTCCCCCATCAGCGGATATAATATCTCGTTTTGATCAGGATGCGACTCTGCTACTTCTAACTCCATTGACGGGAAAGTAGGCCTTTCGTGTATGACACCGTAGTTTTGCCATTGATGTCTAGTCCAAGAGTTTCTCGAAAGATCCTTAGTCATGAGATCGCATGTTTCAGCTGGTATGCAATTTTTTACAAAAATATAATCTTTGATATTTTCTAACATTTTAATAATCAATTCCTATAGATATACCAGCTCTTGGACCCAGCGGCAACACATCATGAAACATAAACCTAGGAATATAAATTAAATCGTTTGGAGATAATTCATATTCACAAGTTGTTGCACCTTGTTCAACCTTCCATAAGGTATTGCCCTGCACTTGCCAAAAAAATACATCTGATGTATCACTGTGCCTTCCAAATGTAGCAGATATTTCCAACAAAGAAACATAACAATGTGCTGTGCAAGGACGATCTGTAATTTTTTTAATTTCAGTTAATAAGCTGTTTACTGACAACATCCTTTCAGCATCAAAAAATACAAATCCAAGATTATCTAACATTTTCATCTTGGATTTAGAAACAACTGTTTGATTTAAATTTTCTAAGATTTCGCCCCAGGTAGGAGCAGTTAAGTCAAGATTTCTAAAAACAAAATGTTTATTATTTTGTTTACTATTAATAAAATCTTGATTGGTTAAAAAATTAAACAGTTGGTTCGTCATCTTCAAGAACTGCCCAGACATCGCCTTCTGGCATTCCGTAGAGGCTATCGTCTCCAATTTTTATCTCGCTGCCAGCATACGGGTGAAACAATATCTTTTCTCCTACCTTCAATGTTGTTGGAATAAACACTCCAGTTTTTTCAGCATGTTTCCCAGGACCAACTGCTAGAATGGTTCCTTTAGTGACCTGCTCAGTGGCAATGTCGGGAATAACAATCCCACCCATTGTTACAGTTTCTGGCGCATCTTTTTTCACAATAATTCGGTCATGTATTGGTTTTAAAATCATGATTTACTCCTTGTTACCACTATTTATAAACCACAAATAACTTGCTTGATAAAACAGGCTAATAAATAATTTATATGCAATCACTAATCTTTCCAGTCAAAATTGACACATACGACTTATCACAGGAACCGGAATGGAACAATCTCAAACAACTGATTCTTCAAAGCGAAAGTTTGACTAAACCACACGGGCTTGTGAATAATGCAAAAAGTTCTTACGGAACTGACATGACTCCAATTTTGAGTCATTTCAGTGTTAGAAAATTAAGATTAAAAATTGAAAATCTAGTAAAAGAAATGGCAATACAATTACAAATGCCTCCCATAGTCATAACAAACAGCTGGTTCAATATTATGGGCCAGGGAGATCGTGTGAAAGCGCATAGACATGAAGTGAGTGTGATATCGGGAGCATTGTATGTGGAAGCTCCTCCTGGATCTGTTGGGTTGAGTTTTCACAGCCCTTTGGCTCAATGCAGAATGTCTGAAGTATTATTGGGATCAAACGAGTATAATACAAATTTTCACTCTGTGGAATGTAAGGAAGGTCAGCTGATATTGTTCCCCAGCTGGCTTGAACACAGCACTGAAATTAATAAAAGTGATCGAAGAGTGGTAGTGAGTTTTAATTCAGAATACGGGCCAGCTGATGCAGTTAGTAAAGTATATAATCAGTGGAGACTAAGTTCTCATAAATCATGACAAGACAGATTATTCATAACTTTTTATCAAGAACTGATTTTATAGCAGTTAAAAATCAAATATTAAACGAATCATTTCCGTGGACTATACATGATAAAAGTGATCCCGGGGGTATAATGTGTGATGAGCGATTTAATTTGCAATTTGTTCATGTTTTCTATCATAGTCCAGTTACTATTAGCAAATACATCAATATACTAGATCCAATTTTTAAAAAATTGCCTCATCAAATGGTAATAAGAGTCAAAGCAAACATTACCGGCTGTACTGATACTGCTCAAACTTACGGATATCATATTGACATAAATGAAGATTTGGCCAAACTTTCAAAAACTGCAATATTCTATCTCAATACAACCAACGGATTTACACAATTTGAAGATGACGGCCAACAAGTGCCCAGCATAGAAAATAGTTTGGTAATTTTTAACTCTTTGGACAGGCATAGCGGAACAAGCTGTACTGACCATAAATATCGGGCTGTTATCAATTTTAATTTTATATGAATTTAAACTTATAAATACAGTTATGCAAGTTTTTGGAGATTACTCATGTTATTAGAATTTACAGTTGAATTACCAGACGGATCCAGCTTTATGGAGAAAGTTGAAGCGGCTAGCGAAGCAGAAGGTATAGTGCTTCTTGAAACAAAATATGTGGAAGGCTGTTGCCCGTATCCATGCAAGGTTGTGTTTGTACCGCCGTCTGCATAAATTATATTAAATCTACTAGATCGAACACTGTTTGAAGTTTAGTACGAATAGTTTTATTTGTAAAACTATTGCGGAGCCCCTGGTGTAATGGCTTAGGGGCTCTGTCTATTGTGACCCATGCCCACCCATCATGTTCATCGCTCAGTATTGGAACAAACTCCGCATCTATAACACACAAGTAGGTGTGGAAATTAAACACAGTGTCATTTGATACAAAGGTTTCTAACGGAATTGTTTTTAAGATTGCAGGAATAGCGCCAATTTCTTCGGCAATTTCACGTTGCAACCCTTGCCAAGGAGTTTCACCTGATATGTTGGTACCGCCTACCAGTCCCCAAGTACCTGCATGTTTGCCGTGGCTTTTTTGTAGCAGTAAAAACCTTCCAGTTTTTTTAGCATAAAATAAAGCACCGCTACAGGTAATTTGTTCTTTTAGAGTATTATTTTCCATTGGCCCGGATTATATTCACCTTCAAAGCTCTTTACCCATTGAACCCCGTTCCATAAGTATTGAACTCCAGTGTATATATTCGTTTGCCACACAAGGGAGTCTGTGTTCTGAGTGTGATTAAATATCACATTCCACTTGACCCCAGTCCACTCTATAATATCATTGGCCAGTGCAACCAACTCTGAATTGTCAGTGCCTTTCCAACCGTCTGCTCCGTCCACATTGTCAACATCTCCAATGTCTTCTATGATGAGATATCTTGTTCCTGGGCGAACAGTTTGATCAGCATCTTGATTCAATGGACGTTTGGGATTATAAGTTAACGGATTAATGATAGCATCAAACGTGCCAGGCGAGCCTTGATTAGCTGTACCGTTTCTATAACTGGGAATAACATATCCCACAGATCCTTCTTTGCGGCCTGCACTGTCAATGTCAGTGTCAGATACCAGTGTGTCTGGATTCCAATTGATTTGCAAAATAGAATTGTCTAAACTATTGATAGCCACAGTTCCTACCACTTGTGTGCCGTTAAGTTGTGTGAGGTAAATTTGACTTGAACCAGCATGATACTGTCCTGGGTATTGATCAAATAACTCTTGCCAATGCAACGCTGTGCCTTGCCTAACTGGAATTTCCAGTGTGATTTCGCTGGGAACTATATTTTCATTTTTCCCCAGCAGTATTGCTTGACTGTTGTAAACTGCAATATGGTAATTCTGTATACTACTCACAGTTGTTGACAACAAATCAGTAAATGATGTTGTGGAAGTCATTGGATCAGAACCTAAGCCTTCTACATAACTATCACTAGTGGTGGCATTCTTGTACATACTGGTGATAATTTTTGTAATAACTCCAAGATGTTTGACCTTAACCGGAGGACTAATCCAAATAGGAGTTTCCACAGTGAGAGTAGCAACATCAATGGGATCTCCTGCTGACTGAGTTCCAACTGGAACTTGTCTACTGCTCCATGAAATATCAGTTAGGTTAAGCACACTCAAG